AGTATACATACCAAGTATACGGAATAGGTGTGAACCCTTGCTCAGCTAAAGAGGATAAAATGGAGCTCACTAACCACCACAAGCAAACTGCTGCTGAAGGATTTGTAAGCTTTCTGAACTGGCTTTGTAACCCATGGAGACGACAACGAACAGTCAACGCTGCTGTTAAGTTCCAACAGGCTCTCCTCTCAATAGAGGATACTGAACACTTCGAGGACATCAACGAATGCCTCGAGGAGTCTGCTGGAGCCCAATCACAGCGAACTAAGGTTGTCGCCGAAGGGGCATATTCTCCCGTCAAAACCAATCGTACCCGCCGAGTCCGCAAGCAGAAGAAGGCCAAGTTTGTCAAGTACTTGGTCAATGAGGCTCGTGCCGAGTTTGGTCTACCCAAAGCCACTGAGGCCAATCGACTTATGGTACAACACTTCTTGCTCAGAACGTGTAAGGAATGGGGTGTGGTCACCTCCCAATGTCACAACAACGTTGCACTTGCGTTAAACCTAGTGTTCATCCCAACTGAAGATGACCTGCTGTCCCGAGCACTGATGAACACTTACGCCACGCAAGCTGCTGTGAATGGAATGACCAACACCCAAGGGGAGGGGTGGTGGAACAACCGACTTGGGATTGGATCCCAGGTTGGACTGGCCTTCCGGGCCAAATAGGGGTGCCTAGAGAGGAGGCCAGGGTTCTCCACGTCCGTTTCGCGTGGAGAGCACCCTGATCTGGTGGTCAAACCATCAGGACACCCCGAGAAACAGCGCCAGTTGCTGCGCTATAGTGGAATTGGCGGCCATTTACTAATTGGCATCCACAACAACTCTCTCTCCAATTTGCGCCGGGGCTTAATGGAAAGAGTATTCTACGTCGAGGGACCCAATGGGCTCCAAGACGCCCCGAAACCCGACAAGGGAGCCTTCAACTCCCTTGCTAAGTTCAGAGATCTCTATACAAAGAATAGCTGGCGTCATTCCCCTGTAACCAATGAGCAATTTTTGATGAATTACTCGGGCAGGAAGCTAACTATTTACAAGGATGCGGTCGACAGTTTGTCGCGTCAACCGCTTAGCCTAAGAGATGCTCGGCTGAAGACATTCGTTAAGGCGGAAAAATTGAATCTGAGTAAGAAACCAGATCCAGCACCGAGGGTCATTCAGCCTCGGTCGCCCCGCTATAACGTATGTTTGGGTCGTTATCTTCGTCACTATGAACATCACGCGTTTAAAACCATTGCTAAATGCTTTGGGGAAATCACGGTCTTCAAAGGATTCACTCTCGAGCAACAAGGTGAAATCATGCACTCCAAGTGGAAGAAATATGTTAATCCCGTTGCGGTCGGTCTCGATGCCAGTCGATTCGATCAACACGTGTCTAGGGAAGCACTTGAGTACGAGCATGAATTTTATTTGAGAGATTATCCTAATGATAAACAGCTAAAATGGTTGCTTAAGCAACAATTGAGTAATGTAGGCACAGCATTCGCTAGCGACGGAATCATAAAGTACAAGAAAGAGGGATGTAGAATGAGTGGGGACATGAACACAAGTTTGGGAAACTGCATATTGATGTGCGCCATGGTCTTTGGGCTAAAAGAACACTTAGGAATGGAATTGTCATTGGCTAACAATGGGGATGACTGCGTCATTGTCTGTGAGAAAGCGGATTTATTGAAATTGACGAGCAGCATCGAACCATATTTCAGACAGTTCGGATTCAAAATGGAAGTGGAAAAGCCTGTAGACATCTTTGAGCGCATTGAATTTTGCCAAACCCAACCTGTGTTCGATGGCTCCCAATACATTATGGTTAGGAAACCCTCCGTTGTAACTTCCAAAGATGTCACTAGCTTAATACCGTGCCAAACACAATCTCAATACGCAGAATGGCTGCAAGCTGTTGGTGAGTGCGGTATGAGCATAAATGGTGGAATACCTGTCATGCAGAATTTCTACACCATGTTGCAAACTGGCGTAAAGCGCACAAAATTCACCAAGACCGGCGAGTTCCAGACGAATGGGCTGGGGTATCACTCTCGATTTATGAACAGGGTGGCCCGAACTCCTTCGCCTGAGACCCGTTTATCCTTTTACTTAGCGTTTGGTATCACACCAGACCTCCAGGAAGCATTGGAGGTCTTCTATGATACCAGTACGCTTGAATTGGATGATGTGATCCCAACTGATACCTACCAAGTGTCAGGAGAGCATTTAATCAATGGATTACCAAACTGATATCAACGAAGATAACGTGAGCATAAGCGGTCGGGCCAGGAGGGGCACTGGGGACAAGAAACACAATGGTTCGGGAATGTCTGGCGTAAAGCGTCATGCGGTGAGTGAAACAGCTCAGAAATCGCAGCAAGGTACTGGCAATGGCACAATGACCAACATAGCTGAAGAACAGACCATTACCGTGACATACAACTTTAACTTTTGAGTTATGGCTGTGTGTCGCTGCTGTGATACTTCACCAGGTATTACATTATTCCCTTACTTTGCAATTCTCATCCTCATCCTTGCAATACTAGTTGTTGGAACTCCAAACCAGCAATATCATCATTCTCCTAGCACTTACGAGTACAAGACTCAACACATTTCGATCGCAAAATAGACATTTACTATAACACCAAAACATGCCTAAGAGAGGACGAGTTGGACTCGCTGAATCTTTTCAAGGAAAGACGAAGCAACAGAAACGGGCAGAGTACGAAGCTGTAAAACGTGAGCAGCTCGAACGTGCATTCGCAAACAATTCCAAGGTAGCCAATCCTAGATCTTCTGGGCTAAGCTTCCGACCGTTGGTGGCACCAATCGCCGGGTCCGTTGTTTACAGCAGACCTCGCGTGCCACAGATCCGCACGAACCAAATGTCAACTATTGTGGTAAACACTGAATTGGTAGCCAACATCACTTTGGCTGCTGCTGGAGCATTCAGTTTCACCGCCCAGCCATTGATACCATCATTTGGATCTTGGTTGGCCAACATAGCTGACTTGTACTCAAAATGGAGATGGATTAGGTGTTCAGTCATATACATACCTAAATGTCCCACCACCACTCAAGGTAGTGTGGTTATGGCGATTGTGTATGATGCGCAGGACACCGTACCTACGACACGAACGCAGGTATCACAGTGTTATCAATCCATCACATTTCCACCGTACGCCGGGTACGGTGGCGCCTCTGCGCTAAATAGCAACAGCTCTGGAGGGGAATCGCTAGTGTCTACACTTGACACCAATCGCGTTGATAAGAAGTGGTACAGCACAATAGGCAACGCTGCCTTCACTGCTCTCACATCTATCGACAAGAACCAGTTCTGTCCAGCCACAGCTCTCATTGCTGGGGACGGCGGACCTGTGGCTGCCACAGCTGTGGGCGATGTATTTATGCGATATGAGATTGAGTTCATCGAACCAATCAACCCTACCATTAACGTTTGAGTGTTAGTTAACTGGCTTAAACCCTAAGGGTAGATATGTGGGCGGTAAGCAAGAGGGATCCTGGGAAACAGGCTTCGACGGGTTGGGGGTGGTGCCCCGGCCGACGCATCACTTGCTGATACAACCATTAGACACCTAAGGGCGGGTCTAGCCAGGTCTCCACGCCATGATCAATTGGAAACGATTGTGAGGGGGGTAGTGGAACCCATACCAGATTGAGGGGCCTTTGCCCCACCCC